CTGCGATACGCATCGGAGCGCAGCATAATTGAAACGCCCGTCATCGCGCCCATTTGCGCATGGATTCATCGGGACTCGTGGGTAGACTTCCCTCCGATCAATTGGTTCAGCGACGACGTGCAATGCGCGGACATGAAGCGGCGGCACTTTGTCTCCCGCGCCTACGTCCATCACGTCGGCTCGCAGACTTGCGGCCAAGACGCGATTAAGTGCATGGCGGACGCAGAGCCTTGGCTTCGCGCAAATCGCCCAGAATTGCACGCAATGCACTTCAAACGCGAAGCCAGCGAGCTTTGACGAGTCGCGCTTTTGTATGGCCGCCGTCCGCGACTTCGATCCAGACCAGATCAATTCCGATTTCACCGCGATTCTCGCGCAAGCCGGGATCTCGTTCACGTACCAGGGGAACTCCGTCACGGGCGTCTGGTCGTCATCGCGAAACGCCTTCTCGGACTTCGAGGACCAGCGCCGGCAGGAGTCGCAGTTCACCGTCTTCCTTTTGACTTCGAGCGTCAGCGCCACTCCGCAAGTCGCGCAAACTTTGTCTCGCGCTGGGATCACCTACTTCATCGAGCGCGTGACGTTGGACGCCGAGGGCGCTGGGTGCGAAATTGAGGTCGCGAAGGTTATATGATCACGATCGTGGCCGACACGAAGAAGCTTGAGTTCGCCTTGGCTCGGCTGGCTGACGCCGCGCGCGTTGGCCTTGGTCCGATCATCAAGTCGGAAGGCGGAAACATTGCGCGCACGATTATGCTCCTCGTTCCGCCGACCGCAAAGAAGGGCGAAGACATGAAGCCGCGCGGGTCGGGTTTGAGCAAGGCCGCGCAACAGCAGGGCGAAAACGCGATCAAAGGCGACTTGTTCGGAGGCGTTCAGCGTCGAGTTGGCGGAGGCGGAAAGCAAAAAATGCAGACCACCTACGGACTTTTTCAGCGCATCGGCAGTTCAACCCTCACGCCGCCAAAGCGCAACCGGACGGAGACAGCGAGCGTTCGCCTTGGTTGGGAGAGATCCAAGACGATTCGCATCTATTTCAAATACTGGAAGCAAGCGGCGTCGATTGGCGACATGACTGCATTCCACAAGCGTTATCAAAATCGCTACGGAAGAGTTGGCTACGTCTCGCGGAGCAATATCGGGCGATGGCAAGTGCAAGATCAGCTCTGGATCAGCAACGAGTCAGCCGATGCGTATTACAATCTCCTCAAGTCTCGCGTCGGATACCATAAGGCAGGATTTGCGGCGGCGGCGCTCGCGTGCGGTATCCGCGTTCCGGCGTGGGTTAGAAACAAGGCCGGGAGCGCGGGGACGGTGCAGCACAACTTTGGGCAAAACCCGTTTATCATCGCGACAGCAAACAACGTGAAGATCCCGAACATGAGCCGATACGTTGACGCAGCTATGGCGATTCGCGTCAAAGTCACGCAACTCAAAATCAATCGACTCTTGTCGAATCGGGCCGTGAATCTCGGATTCGCCAAAGTGGACGGAGCCGGGAAAGTCACAGAAAACTTACCACGATGAGCACACGCACCGACATTCGAAACGCAGCCGCAACCGCTTTGACCGGCGCTCTCGTCGTCCCGACCGCGAACATTCTTCGAGGGCGGAACAACACGATTGCATCAATCAGCTTTCCAGCGGCGGCGATCTATGCCGTGACGGAGCAAATTGACGTGCGCACCTTGGGGCCGAGCAACCGCACGCAGTATCGACAATTGCAGCTAATGGTGGACTTTTTCACGGTCGAAAGCGGCACGTTTTTGATCGACGATCTATTCGACACGGGCAGCGCGGCAGTCGAAGCGGCGATGCTCGCGGACGTTACTCTCGGCGGAAAGTGCGACGACCTGCATTTGACGAATGTCGAATATGTGATCGAGCCGGACGAGGACAAACGCTTTGGCACGGCTCGCCACACCTTTAACTGCATCTATTTAACCACCGACTGACATGGCCACCAAACTCGGACGCGACGGACTTATCAAGATTTCCTCCACCACCATCGGGGAGCTTCGCAACTACGCTCTGACGCACACCTCGGACACCGTAGAGGACAGCGTTCTCGGGGACGTTTACCGAACTCGGCTCGGCTCCATGAAGACGTGGTCCGCTTCGGGCGATCTCTATTGGGACGAAGGCGACGCGGGACAACTCTTGATTACGATCGGCAGCTCCGTTACGCTGAACCTCTACCCAGAGGGTGGGAGTGCTGGTGACACCTACTACAGCGGATCGGCCATCGTCACACAGTTTAACGTGTCCGCCGCATTCGATGGGATCATCGAAGGTTCAATCGCCTTCGAGGGTAACGGCGTATTGAGCACGTTGACCGTATAAGGATTTCAGCGAACACACAAAAACACACATGGACGCAATCGACCTCGTTAGAGAACATTTCGCCTCACTCGGCACGCGCAAAATCGACGTGCCAGAGTGGAAGCTCGTCGTGCACGCTTCGCCGGTAACGCTCGCGGAAAAGAACCGCCTTTACCGACGGAGCAAGGAAAACGACATGGAGCTGCTCGTGGACATCCTGATCATGAAGGCGACTGACGAGCACGGCGCGAAGCTGTTTACGATCGAGCACAAGCCGACGCTGCTGAACAAGGCAGACAGCAACGTGGTCGGACGCATCGCAAACGCCATCCTCGCGGACGAAGCTCCAAAGGTGGACGAACTAAAAAACTGATTTACGGCGGGGAAGGTGCCGACCTCCTCGCCGTTTACGCGCTTGCGGATCGGCTCCACAAATTCGCCCACGAAGTGCTCGCGATGCCCGCTCAGGAATTGACGGGCTGGCTTGCATATATCGAACACCAAAACCGCAAACTAAAGCAACATGGCTAGCGCATCATTTACACTCAGGGCGGTTGACGCGACAAAGTCAGCGTTTGCCAGCGTGCAGAACAGTTTAGACCGGCTAAAGAGCACGGCGCGCGTTGCTGGACAGTCGCTCGCAAAGTCTTTGGATTTACGCGGAGCAATGACTGCGGTATCGGTGGCAGTCGGGTTGAGCGTAAATAATATTGCGGACAAAGTTGCTCGGCTTGTGAGCGGAACTTCGGCGGCGCAAGAGATGTTAGCTAACGAGGGGCTGGCACTACAGGAAAAGCTCGGTCAACTTCGCGCCAAGAACTTTGAGGATAGACTTTCGGATGAGCAATTGCTGACCAAGTTGGAGCAGGACCGCGCAAAGTTTGCTTCTAGGGTCAGGACGGATGCGGGAGGAGACATCGGCACCCAAGAATATAACGATGCTCTGCAAAACCAAATCTCGATTGAGGAGACTATTTCAAAAATCGGCTCTCAAAAGATTAAGACGCAAGATAGTTTGATGGCGAGTAACGAAGCATACAGGAAATCTACCGAAGACCTCGGACGAGCGCAGGCCGCAATCTATTCCGGCAAGACAATATCTATCGGCGAGCGAATCCTTGATTTGCGGACGCAGGAGGGCGCTATAATGCACAAGATCGCCAGCACCGAGATCAAGGACACTGAAAAGCGAACGGCTTTGAACAATGAGCTTGTTTCCGTCCTCAAGCAAATCGCTCCACTACTGGAAGAGCAAAGTCGTCTTTTTAGGCAAGCGGGAGAGATGATTGCATTTGGCTTCGAAGACGCGATTTTAAGCGGCGAAAAGCTCGGCGAAGTCGTCCGCTCTCTTGGTCGCGATTTGCTCCGGCTCGTGTTTAATCAAATGGTGACGCAGCCCCTCGCGTCAGGCATCAGCGGATTCATTCAGGCCGCGTTTACCCCGAGAGCAATGGGCGGACCCGTGAGCGGCGGATCGCCCTACGTCGTGGGCGAAAAAGGCCCCGAGCTATTCGTTCCTCACGCAAGCGGCACCATTGTCCCGAATAACAAAATGGGGAGCGGCGGAGGCAGCGCAGGAGGGGTCACGATCAATTACAACATAGCGTCCGGCGTTTCTCGCGCGGAGCTTGTCCCGATCCTCGACCAAGAGCGACGCAGGCTCAAAGCCGAGATTCCGGACATGGTTCGCCGTGGCGGCGCGTACCGTGCGGCGTTCGCCTGACCTATATGGCTATTTCCTACCCACTCACTCCGCCGAGTCCGTTCAACGTCTCGCGGCTTTCGCTTACGGGCGTTTCGGCAACGTCGCGCAACGTCTCGCCGTTCACGTTGCAAACTCAGCAATACAACTGGCCGGGACAGGCGTGGCTTGGCTCCGTAGATTGCCCGCCGATGAAGCGAGCGGACGCCGAGCAGGTCGTTGCCTTTCTCTTGGCAGCGCAGCGCGGGACATTCCGCTTTGAGGACTACGCTAACCCAAATCCGCGTGGCAACGTCACCGGCACTTTGACCGTCGCAAGTGCGACCGCCAACGGGACCACGCTCGGAATCAGCGGAGCAACAGGCACGTTTGCCGTAGGCGACTGGCTCCAAATCTCCACGAGTCTTTACAAGGTCATTCAGGTCAACTCATCGTCGAGCGTTGACGTGTTCCCAGCTCTTCGCAAAAGCTACGCAAGCGCAACGGCGATCACCTACCAGAACGCCAAGG